ACCTGAATCAGCATTGGCTCCGTTCGACAAAACAGTTACTAATGCTACGATACTGAGTGTGCTAATGATCTCTTTGTTTCTTTCGATAAATTTAATCATAGTTTCCTCCTTAGAAAACAATAACACCTTGGTAGGTGTCTACACCTAGTATAACACAAAATTTTAACAAAAGTCAAGTTTAGATGGTGGTATAATTAATACACTATGGCCACTGGAAATACTAATGACGCACTGTTTAAATTACCATACCCGCTTGCAAATGACCCAGTAAATGTCCACGAGGATATTGAATCACTCGTAAATAGATTAATGGTTATATTGCCACCACTTGGTTTATCTCAGTTTCAACTTGGAATATTAAATAATAGTGGTGAAAATTTACCTGCAGGAACACCAGTTTATGCAACTGGATATACTACAAAAACTACAATTGCAAAAGCCTTGCCTTCAACCCAAGATCCAATTCTTGGACTATTAAAAACTCCTGTCCCTAACGGCTCTGATGGAATTGCAGTTGTTGCAGGAGTTATGGACAACATAAATACTTCTGGTTTTGCCAATGGAGATGTTCTTTATGTTGGAGAAAGTGGTGGCTTATCAAATCAGCAATACGGTGGTGCAGTTGGAGTTGTTGCACATGCATCTAGTACAGGAATTATTATCGTTGAAGCAAAAGGCAACGGTACTTGGGGAGCATTAAAGAGCGGTTTGGCATAATGCAAAAAACAGCATTGGTCCTTGGTGCTGGTGGATTCATTGGAAGCCACATGGTAAAAAGATTAAAGTCAGAAGGATACTGGGTTAGAGGTGTTGACTTAAAGCACCCAGACTTTTCAGAATCAGAAGCAGATGAATTTATTGAAAGAGATTTATCAGTATACGACAATGTTGAAAAAGTAATTCAGTTTAAAGGATACCAGGGAAACTTTTATCACAACATTCCATACAGAATGATAACTTCCTTTGATGAGATATACCAGTTTGCTGCTGACATGGGGGGTGCTGGATATATCTTTACTGGGGACAACGATTCTCAGATTATGGAAAACTCTGCTCTGATAAACCTTAATCTTTTAAGAGCACAGTCCAGGCTTAATGAAAAATATGATATAAACAAAACCAAGATATTCTATTCAAGTTCTGCCTGCATGTATCCTGACTATAAGCAATTAGATGTCAACAATCCTGGACTTAAGGAATCTGATGCATACCCTGCAGATCCTGATAGCGAGTATGGCTGGGAGAAACTGTTTAGTGAAAGAATGTTCTTGGCCTTTAACAGAAACAACAAGATTCCTGTAGCCATTGCTAGATACCACAATATTTATGGACCAGAAGGAACTTGGGATGGTGGAAAAGAAAAAGCACCAGCAGCAATATGTAGAAAAGTTATTCAGTCAGATGGATTTATAGAAATTTGGGGGGATGGAGAACAAACTCGGTCATTCCTGTATATAGATGAATGCATAGAAGCAACAAGAAGGCTTATGGAGTCAGACTTTACTGGACCAGTCAATATTGGGTCTGAAGAAATGGTTACTATTAATCAGTTGGTAGATATTGCTTGTGGTGTTGAGGGTAGGGTTTTAAGCAAGATGCATATTCCTGGTCCTTTAGGAGTTAGAGGCAGAAATTCTAATAACGACTTGGTCAGAGAAAGACTAGATTGGGATTATTCGATGTCTCTTAAGGATGGAATTGAAAAAACGTATAACTGGATAAAAGAAGAAATTAATGGCTGAAGACAAAGGTTCTATATTTTATAAACTCCATAGAGGAGGAATGTTTAATCAGGTTTTTAGTCTAGAGATTGCTTTTGGACTTGCTCAAGCAACAGGAAAAAAGTTAACAGTCTACAATGTAACAAACGACCTTCTATGGCCAATAGATATTCCCTCAATCAGTTCTGGTGTGCCAATGGGCAAAAGGGCTGCTCTTATGTCAGAAGATATTCCAAGTATTTTAGAGTTGATAGACTATCCAGAATCTCTGGGCCACACAATGATCAATCCAAATATACAAGAACCACAAGAAGGTTATATTGTTATTGATGCCCTACCCCTACACGAGATGTACTTTAAGGTTTCCGATGCAGAAAATGAAAAAAAGTTTGCAGTTAATAGAACAAAACTAGAAATGGAAAAAGACAAAGACTACGATCTTCGTTCATACAATTTAGCAGCATACGGAAGATTCTTTTTTGGAAGAACCAAAGAGGTTGATAATGCTATTAACTCAATTAAATTTAAAAAAGAATATACAGACTTTGCAAAAATGGTTGCAGATTACCTGGGAGATTTTAATGCAATACATCTAAGACTTACAGACCATAAAGTAAACTTTTCTGTTTCAGAACAAGAGTTTGATGATGCAATTAGTGCATTGTCTGAAAAGAAAATAGTTCTTCTAACTGACGAAGTAGAAAACGAAATGGTAAAGGGAAAGAATGTAATTATATTAGATGACATTATTGTCGATAATTTTTCAAAAGAGTATGCCCTACTTCCAAATACATCAGAGATTGCTTATGGCCTAGTCTCTTCATTAATACTTACATATGCAAATGATTTTATTGGAACTCCTGGTAGTACATTTAGTAATTACATATACCGTGAAAGATTACAGAAGCAGGATGTAAGGTTTAAGTATCTTGGGGTAGATGATCATCCAGAGGGAAGTCCTTTTTCCTGGAACACTCCTACTGGAGAGGGTCAAGGATCTATCTATAGAGAATGGCGAGAAGCCAAACTAAACCTATAATTGTGATATAATAAAACAATGGCAACTTTAAGAGGATCTCAAAAAACATATGATATAGGCAATAAGCCACCAACAGTTATTTGGACTGTGGTTCGTGGAGACACCTCTGGGTTTAAGGTTTATGTAACAGATGATGCTAAGCAGCCTTTGATTTTAAAGGGTCCTGGATCTGAGTGGGATATTTCTATGAAGATTAAAAGACCAACCCTTGCAGCAGACAAAGGAGTCATCACTGATAATGCAACTACAATAATGGCTTTGCATCCAGTTGCAGATGAAGATGACCTTGTTGGAGAATTTACAGTTTGGCTTACAGCAGAAGAATCCAATGTATTGCAGACAGGAGACATCTTTGATATTCAAGTTAGCGACCCAACAAGAGTCTGGACAGTTTGTCAGGGCAGCATGAAGATCCTTGAAGATGTAACGGATTAATGGCCACAGCATTAATTCTTGATGAACTAAGCAACAATACAGAACAAATTTTTTTAGTAGACTATCCAAAAGTAAGACTAAAAGAGATACTTCCTTTTAGAGTTAAGTTCACAGCAATACAAATTCAAGCGCTAGGTCTTGGTAATACCCCAGGAATTCCACTTCAGGTAATTGGCTACAGCAACTACATTCTCTAATAATCCTATTAAAAAGCATGTTATAATTACAGCATGGCCAAACTCACAATTCCGAATGTTAAGTTAAAGTTTCAAACTGGTGATCGTCCTACCCAGGAAGATTACGTAGATCTAATCGATACCCTTTCATCCCAAGCAACAGATTTGGGTACATCAGGTAATAACGAAGTTACAATCAATGGAATTGAAAACACAACCGTTGTTGACAACTTTAATGCAACTGAGTTTCGAATGGTCAAATACCTTGTGTCAATCTCAAAGGTCTCACAAGGGGATAACAAGTTTTATGCAACAGAATTAACTGTTCTTGTTGACGGTGCAGGAGTAAATGTAACCGAATACGGAACAATCGACAATGATGGGAATATTGGCACCATTAATGTCTCACGCACTGGAAATACCGTGGCCCTAACAGTCACTCCAGTAGGCGGTCAAATACCTATAACAGTTCGTTACGCACGAATTGGATTAAAGGCTTAAGGAGATATAAAAAATGGCAACAGTAAATAAAAACTTTAAGGTCAAAAATGGCCTAGTAGTCGAAGGAACAACAGCAACCGTTAATGGTAATCAGGTTCTTTCAGAAACAGCATCAGACCAATACATCATTGATTTAATTGGTGGAGAAACACTTGTAACATCTGTTGAATCAACACAGATGGAAGTTGTTGCTGGTGAACTAAATATTAAGTCAGGCGTATTCGATGCGTCAGGCGCTGCAGCAGCAGCACAGACTGCAGCACAGGATTTTGCTACAGCAGCAGATACATCTTTGTACACCACAGTAACATCAGATATTTCAACAGCAAAGTCTCAGGCAATTTCTGCAGCAGCAACAGATGCAACATCTAAAGCAGATGCAGCAGAGGCTTCAGCAAACTCATACACAGATGACGAAATTGGATCACTTGATCTTTCACTAAAGGCTTATGCAGATCAGGCTGAATCAGATGCTATTTCTACAGCATCAGCAGATGCTACCGCAAAGGCTAACGCTGCACAGTCTGCAGCAGAGGCTACCGCCTCAGCAGACGCTACTTCAAAGGCTAACGCAGCCCAAGCAGCAGCGGAACTAACTGCATCAAATGCAAATACAGCACTTTACACAACAGTAACTGGAGATATTTCTACAGCAAAAGCACAAGCAATCTCTGCAGCAGAGGGCTATACAGACTCTGCAGTTTCAGCACTTGTTAATGGAGCACCAGAACTTCTAAATACTCTTGACGAGTTGGCACAAGCACTTGGTGATGCACCAGATACAATTACAAACCTTACAACTCTTGTTGGAACAAAGGCTGCTACATCATATGTTGACTCAGAAATTTCTGATCTTGACACAGCAGCACAGGGATATGCGTCAGCAGCACAAACAGCAGCAGAGGCTACTGCCTCAGCAGATGCTACATCTAAGGCAAATGCTGCACAAGCAGCAGCAGAAGCAACCGCTGCACTTGATGCTACATCTAAGGCCAACGCAGCAGAAGCAGCGTCAAACCTTGCTACAGATGGAAAAATTACACAAGAAGTAGCAGACCGCAACTCTGCAATTTCAAGTGCTATTGATACAGAGGTTACAAACCGTAACACAGCAATTGGTGCAGCGATTACCCAAGAAGTAGCAGATAGAAACTCTGCTATTACATCTGCGGTAAATAACATAAGCACAACAGACATTGAAGAAGGAACAAACCTTTATTTCACAAACCAGCGAGCAATTGATGCTGTAGGTGGAACAATTGGTGATCAGATCAATCTTCTTGACACAGATGATATTGAAGAGGGCTCAAACCTATACTTCACAAACCAAAGAGCACTTGATGCAACAGCAGCAGCATACGATATGATTGGCGCAGCAGGTGGCGCACTAGAAGCAGCACAAGACTACGCAGATGGCCTTGCAATCAACTACGATGCAGCAGGTTCTGCAGCAACAGCGTACTCAGATGCAGTATCAGCAGCAGCATCAGATGCTACAACAAAGGCAAATGCTGCACAATCGGCAGCAGAATTAACTGCGTCAAATGCTCTTACTACTGCAGTAGGTAATCTCGAAGATTACGCAGATACAGCAGAGCAAGATGCAAAGAATTATGCAGATGCTCTTATTGATGATGCTTCAGGCGCATCAACAAAGGTTTGGTCAGCATACAAGACAAGCACAGAAATTGGGCTTGCCCAAGCAGCAGCAGAGCAGCATGCAGATGATGCAGTAGCAGCACTTGTAGGCTCAGCACCAGCACTTCTTGACACACTTCAAGAATTGGCTGCAGCACTAGATAATGACCCAGAGGCAATCAATAGCCTTCAAAGCATTGCAGCAGGAAAGCAAGATACATTAACAGCAGGCGATAACATTGCAATTCTTGGACCTGTTATTTCTGTAACTGGTCTTGATGCAGCAGATATCTCAGACTTCAACACTGCAGCACTTTCTGCAACTTCTGCAGCATACGATGCAGCAGGATCAGCAGACGATGCCCAAGCAGCAGCAGAGGCTACAGCCCAAGCAGCACTTGATGATGTACTTGACGGAACAACAGCATTTACAGAAATAAATGTAAATTCTGAGGCTAAGCAAATTGCAGCAACATCATCCTCACTTGGATCAGTTGTAGTAACTGCATATTCATGGCCAAAGGCTGACTATCGTTCAGCAAAATTGATGGTTAAGATTGACAATGCAACAGATAATGAAGTTTCTGAAATACTTCTTACACTAGACTCATCAGACAATATTGCAATCACAGAATATGCAATCGTTGGAACTAATGGATCAAGAGGAAGCATTACGGCACGAGTATCTGGTGCAAATGTTGAAGTAAGAGTAGATCCAGTAAATGATTCAACAATCAAAGTAACTGGAACACTTCTTAAGTAATAAAAATTTGTGGGGAAAAGGGAGCAATAAATGACAACAGAGAATAAAGACTTCAAGGTCAAGAATGGCTTAGTCGTTACAAACGGCGGTACATTCGGCGGGGCAGTAGAAGTAGGAACTCCTACTATTGGTGCCCACGCAGCAACTAAGGCGTATGTAGACTCAGTAGCATCAAGCATAACTGTCAGTTCAACTGCTCCCTCTTCACCTACAAATGGTATGCAGTGGTTAGACACTGTAACAAACAGAGTTAACTTCTATTATAATGGTTCTTGGTACACCCAGGCAACTATTGATGATACAAATAACTTACCACAACATATTCACGATACCGCAATTGATGGAACTGGTTTCATAGTATCTCAGTTCTATGAAGGTGGATCATTCAACAGCCCATTGGGTGTAGGTTTAGATGCTGGTGGACCAGAAACAACAAACTGGACAGTAGTGTTTGATGGCGGTAGTGTAGTAGATAATTTCAATTAAAAATTGATGTTATAATAAGATAAGTAATTGGGCAGCCCCCATAAGGAGAAATAAAATATGGCAACAAGAATGCAACAGCGCAGAGGAACTGCAAATCAGTGGACTACTGCAAACCCAATTCTAGCAGCAGGAGAAATTGGATTCGAAAGCGGAACAAATAAGTTCAAGATTGGTGATGGAGTAAACACTTGGTCTGCTCTGACATATTATGCTTCTGCAGCCGAAATTGCTGCTCTTGTAGACGGTGCCCCAGATCTACTCAACACTCTTAATGAACTAGCAGCAGCCATTGGCGATGACGCCAACTTTGGTACTGCAATTGAAGCATCAATTAACACATCAGTAGATGAAGCAAACACTTTCACGACAACAGCAGTAAGCACACATAGACAACTTACTCAGGCAGTACACGGCATTGCTGACACTTCACTTTTAGCAACTACAGCACATGTAGCAACTGCTAAGACAGAAGCAATTGCAGCAGCAGCATCTGCAGCACAAGTAATTTCAACTGCAGATAGTACAGCAGCACAGGCAGCAGCAGTTGTCCTAGCAGCAGCAGATACAGATACAAAAATTGGAACACACAATTCAGACACAACAAATGTTCATGGTATTGCTGATACATCAGTTCTTGCAACTGCAACAACAGTAGCAACTGCAAAGTCAGAAGCAATCACAGCAGCAGCAACTGACGCAACAAACAAGGTAGCAACTGGTAAATCAGAAGCCATCGCAGCAGCAGCAACAGCCTCAGAGTCTTACTCAGATGCTTCTATCACAACACACAACAATGACACCACAGGTGTTCATGGTATTGTAGATACAGCAGCACTTGCACTAACTGCAACAGTTGCAACAGATATTGCTGCAGCAGTTACAGCACATAACGACGATACAACAAATGTTCATGGTATTGCAGACACATCACTTCTTTCAACAAAGGCTTATGCAGATGCAGCGGTATCAACACATAATGACGATACCACAAATGTTCACGGTATTGCAGATACATCACTTCTAGCACTTAAGTCAGAAGTTGCAGCAGTAACAAAGACTTCACTAGGACTTGGAAATGTTGATAATACTTCTGATGCTAATAAGCCAGTATCAACAGCAACAAGCACAGCAATCGCAACAGCAAAGTCTGAAGCAATTGCAGACGCAACATCACAGGTAAGTGCACTTATATCTGGTGCACCAGCAGCAATGAATACACTTGATGAGTTGGCAGCAGCACTTGGAGACGACGCAAACTTTGCAGCATCAGTAACAACAAGTCTTGGACTAAAAGTAGATTCTTTAACACCAATTAGCCAGAAGTCAGCATCATACACACTTTCATCACTAACTGAAAGAGATGATCTAATTGAAATGGGATCTGCTTCAGCAATGACAGTTACAATCCCAACAGATTCAACTGTAGACTTCCCAATTGGAACATCCATTGATATCCTTCAGACATCAACTGGACAGGTTACAATTGCAGGAGCAGGCGGAGTAACTGTTAACGCAACACCTGGCTTGAAACTTCGTACAACTTGGTCATCTTGTACTCTCTTTAAGAGAGCAGCAAATACTTGGGTTGTCTACGGCGACTTGACAGCGTAATACAAAATTCAATAAGAAATTAGGAGATTAAAATGGCAGTAGGAAAAAAGATCGGTAAAAAGGCACAAGCGTCAAATGACTTCTTGGAGCCGTTAGCACCAACAATTGTTTCAGCAACGAATGTTGGAACAGGACGAGCATATGATAATGGTGCAGTTACTGTTTCATTTACTTTACCAGCACTTTCACCTGCTGCCACTTCTTATACTGTAACAGCAAGCACAGGACAGACAGGAACTGGAGCATCGTCTCCAATCACTGTAACTGGTATTGCATCAACTGCAACACCAACATTTACAGTAAGAGCAACTAATGCTGCGGGAACTTCTCCTGCATCTTCAGCCTCTCCTTCAGTAACAGTTACAACTGTTCCAGCAACACCTACTGGCTTGTCGGTATCATCACCTACTCCATCTGCTTCTCCTAATACAGCAGGAACAACCACAGACAGCATTTCTTGGTCAGCCCCAGCAAATGGTGGATCAGCAATTACTTCATATACCTGGTCATCTTCAGATGGCAAGGGTGCAACAATTGGAGGAACATCTGCTTCTGTAAACCAAGAAGGTGGAACAGCACAAACATACAGCGTTTATGCAACAAATGCTAATGGTAATTCAGCCACAGCAACATCTGGCTCTATTACAACATTCTCATTTACACCCTATTCATTTACGCCAGTGTATTCATTTACACCTTATGCGTTTACACCATATGCGTTTACTCCAGTGTATTCATTTACACCAGTTTATTCATTCGTGCCATACTCATTTGCACCGTATTCATTTACACCAGTGTACTCATTCGTACCGTACTCTTTTGCACCGTACTCATTCGTACCTTACTCATTTGCACCGTACTCGTTTGTACCGTACGCATTTACACCGTTCAGCCCATTTAGCCCTTCATACTCATTCGTACCACTTAGATTCTGTATCGATGAAGATACACAAATTCAAGTTATCGGTTCTACTGATTCTGTCGAATCTAAGGCAGCAAAAGATATTGTTGTCGGAGATAAGATCTGGTCTATTAACTGGAATGGTTTGCTAGATGAGTCAGTTGACCCATCAGCATCAACAGTATATCCAGCAGTCCTAGACGGAATTGAAAGAGTTCCTTCAGAAATTATTGCTATCGAGCCATCAGTTAAAGAGCAGACGCTATTCTTTAACGGCGACAAGGGCAAGAGATTCACTGAGGGAGAAAAGGTTCTCATTAAGAGAGACAACACTCATATCTTCCTTGAAGCAGAAAAGGTATTGACAACAGACTTTATCTTTGAAGCAACAGACAACGGCATGGTAGAAACACCTGTAACAAGCGTAGAATATATCACAGAAACAAGAAATGTGTTTAAGTTTAATGCATTCCCTGTAGATACAATCATCGCTGGTAACATGGTTGTACACAACTCCAAGGTCTAAAACTGCAAGAGTTTTCCATTAGTGGTATACTTGTATTATGAAAAAAGATAATACCAGTAACTCTAACAAGATTACATTTTTGCAAGCATACCCACATCTAGTTGATGTTTTTCCATTGCCAGAACCAGGTACAAAAAATGTTCCTCAGTGGTATAAAGATCAGCCAAGCATTTCTGGACCAGACGAAGACACTCCGCAAAATGGATCATTCAAGTTAACTGTAAAAAAGTGTCAAGCATTCTTTGATGCCATGTCTGTAGGGTATATATTAAAAGTGCCAGTAGACATTTACGTAGATACAACAGATGGTAAATTTGAGGTACAATTGCCAGGAGAAATGCAAAGATTCCAACAAGAATTAATTGCACACCACTCTTCAGAGCAAATATCAAGGTTCCCAATGGATGCAGGTATTTATGTTAATCAAGTTTTTAGAATTCACCCTACATGGATGGTAAAGACTCCACCAGGATATAGTACACTATTTATGCAACCTATGCACCAACCTCCATCACCATTGCAAGCAGTAGAAGCAATTATTGATACTGATGAATTCTTTTCAGATGGACATCTATCATTCTTTGTTAAGAAAAATTTCAAGGGAGTTATAAAGCAAGGAACTCCGTTAGCGCAGGTGTTTCCATTTAAGCGTGAAGATTGGTCTATGGAATTAGACAAAGAATGGGATCCAGAAAAAACAAATCTACAGCGCAGAGTTGTAAGATCAATGTTTCAAAATGGATATAGACTAAAACACTGGCACAGAAAAGTCTTTAAGTAAGACTATTTACAAAAAACAATAACTATCAACTAACACTTTAGGTAGAGTTTTGCTTTTTTGAAAACTCTGCTATACTTAACACTTAATCCGTTTTTGAAAGGACGATACAAATGTCAGATTTTTTTAGTTTTAAACTTCCAGAGGACTTCGTAGAAAAATACAAGAGCCAAGAAAGCCCATTTGGGTTTAAGGATGCAGCAGAAAACTCACTTGGAGAAATTACTTTTATTCGTACATATTCTCGTATGAAGGAAGATGGAACTAAGGAAAGATGGCATGAGGTTTGTCGTCGTGTAATCGAGGGTATGTATTCAGTACAGAAGAATCATGCTAAAGAAAACCGTTTGCCATGGAATGACTACAAGGCTCAGAAGTCTGCACAAGAAGCCTTCCAAAGAATGTTTGAATTGAAGTGGACACCACCAGGACGAGGCATGTGGGCATTTGGAACTCCTATGACTATGGAGAAGAAGAACTCTGCAGCACTACAAAACTGTGCAATGGTATCTACAAAAGACCTTGATAAGAATGATCCAGGAGCCCTGTTTGCCTGGGTTATGGATGCATTGATGCTTGGTATTGGTGTAGGGTTTGACACAGTAGGACAGGATAAGAATTTCTCAATCTATGCTCCAACAGAACCCGAACAGGTGTTCGAAATCCCAGACACTCGTGAAGGATGGGTAGAGTCAGTACGACTTCTAATCAACTCATACCTTAGAGCAAACCAAAGTATTCAGAAATTTAACTATGATTTAATTAGACCCCTAGGAGCGCCTATCAAGGGCTTTGGGGGCGTTGCATCAGGACCTGCACCTCTTATCAAGTTGCATGAGCAGATAGACCGTGTAATCGGCTCCAGAGCAGGTGAAACACTAGACTCTCGTGCTATTGTAGACCTTGTAAACCTTATTGGTACCTGTGTGGTATCAGGAAATGTTCGACGCTCAGCAACACTTGCTTTGGGAAATGCAGGGGATGAAACATTTATGAATCTAAAGAACTCAGAACTATTCCCAGAGCGTAACTCATTTGATCCAGAAAATCCAGGTTGGGCCTGGATGTCTAATAATTCTATTTCAGCAGAAGTAGGAACAAAGTACGAAGACTATGTAGATTTAATTACGGAAAATGGAGAACCAGGTTTTATCTGGCTTGATGTTGCTCGTAATTATGGACGACTAAAGGATGCGCCAGACGGTAAGGATTATCGTGTGATGGGATTTAACCCATGTGCGGAGCAGCCATTGGAATCATACGAACTATGTACACTTGTAGAAGTGCACTTAAATCGTCATGAATCCAAGGAAGACTTCCTGCGTACCCTGAAGTTTGCATATCTTTATGGAAAGACTGTAACACTTGTTCCAACACACTGGCCACAAACAAACGGTATCATGCAACGCAATCGTCGCATTGGTACATCTCTAACAGGTATTGCATCATTTGCAGATCAAAAGGGTTTGCCAATTGTTCGTGAGTGGATGGATGAAGGATACAACAAGATTCGTCACTACGATCACCAGTATTCAGAATGGCTTTGTGTTCGTGAATCAATTCGTGTAACAACAGTCAAGCCATCAGGATCTGTTTCAATTCTTTCTGGTGCAACTCCTGGAGTTCACTGGGGTCCTGGAGGAGAGTTCTTCCTTCGTGCAGTTCGATTTGGAAACACAGATCCAATGATGCACTTGTTCAAAGCAGCAGGGTACACAATTGAAGATGACGTAGTATCAGCAAATACATCAGTAGTTTACTTCCCAATTAAGTCAGGTCACCCAAGATCTGAAAAAGATGTTACATTATTTGAAAAGATTGCACTTGCAGCAACTGCTCAGAAATACTGGTCTGACAATGGGGTTTCTGTAACATTATCATTTGATAAAGAAACAGAGTCTAAGCATATTGTCCCAGCACTCAATATGTATGAGGGACAACTAAAGGCTGTTTCATTCCTTCCAATGGGAAACACTGTTTACCCACAGCAACCATACACAGGCATTACTGAAGAGCAATACGAGTCTTATATTGGCAAATTAAAACATATTGATTTTGCTGCAATTTATGACGGTATAGATAATCTTGAGGCTCAAGGTGAAGCATATTGCACTACAGACTACTGTGAAATTAAAATAAACAAGTAGCGTTCTGTGGTAAAATAGACTTACAATGTCTACTTCATCAAACCTGTATGCAGAAAAAGTGTTTTCAGAACACCCAATTGCTTTGTGGGCATTAGATGATAAGGCAGACTACCTTTCTTTAATTACAGAGAGTCAAAGATCTTCTGCTAACTGGCAGAAAACAGATGGCGCCCTAGCGGAAAGAGCATTTCTAAAAACCTCTCCATTTCCAACTAGTATAACAAACATACTTAATGCAAGAATTGGCAATGAAGCATTTAGTGAGATTGTTTGTGTAACCGATGATATTATTAATTTTTCGGACATGAATCATGATCTAAAAACATTTTCTATCGGAACATATTTCTATTCAGACACAGCAGCAATTTCTGGAATTCAGATTGGCTATGAATATTATGATACTTCTTCTGGACAGACAATCCAGCACCTAAAATCTTTTTCATCTCCAGTAAGCAGAGAGTGGACATTTATATCAGAAACTTTTGATGTTCCAGATCAAAATACTACTATGAGAATTGTTATTAAGATAAACTACTTCTTTACAGATGATTTTGAAAATGAGTATAACTTTAGTTTAAATGGTCTAAGTCTTGGGCAATGGTCAGAAGAATTTAACTCTACCTCTTTGGGTGTTTCAAAAGTACCAGTACCACTTTTGGCGGGGAAGTATGGAGTAGCAGCAGACTCCTATGGACTGACAAGTGATTATGGATATTATATTGTAAGCAACGGATCTCTTGTTGCAAAGAACACTGGAATACCTTTAGTTTATGGAGCAAGTGGAATAACAAAACTAGTTGATAATGGCGGAGAGCCATGTTTGGTAATCCCCGCAAAAGGGTTTTTGCACGAGAGTGGAAAGCATAAAGACTATACGTTTGAGATGTGGCTAAGAGTTACTAGCGATTCAACTGTTCCTAGAAAAATATTTGGCAAGCCAACATCCGATGATGGTCTTTGGGTTGATGGCACATCCTTTATTCTAAAAATTAATAATAACATTGCAACACACTATGTTGGCGAGTGGGGAAAGCCTATGCTAATAGATATTGTGTACGGAACCAAAGGCGCAAGTTTGTTGCTTAATGGAGAAGAGGTTTGCTCAATTGTTTTTGATTCTTCTAGTTTAGTTTTTCCAGAATCAGAAGACGGAGAGGCCTTGTGCTTCTATTCTTACGAAGATGTTTCTCCAGTAGAAATTGATGCTGTCGCAATATACTCGTATAAAGTTCCCCCTGTGGTGGCAAAGAGAAGGTTTGTTTATGGTCAAGGTGTGGATTTCCCAGAAAACATCAATACATCATACAGTGGATCTTCCGTCTTTATTGACTATCAATATGCAGACTATACAAATAATTACACTTATCCAGATCTAGGAAAATGGAATCAAGGTGTTTTAAATAACCTAGTCGTTAAAAATAACAAACTTTCCGTTCCTGACTACAAAGTTCCAGAACTTGTTATAAATAATGCAACATCAAAATCTTTAACAGACATAGTTTTCTCTTCTCAATTTCAAACAGAAGACGACAACTTCTTTACACTAAAACCTTCAAACTCATGGTCCAATAACGGATACTTAAAGTTTGATGGTTTTAATATATTACAAGAAGACCTAAAAGCATTTTACATTATCATAAAGCCAACAGTGCTTCCATCTTTAGATGAAACAATTATTCATATTGAGCAAGAAAATACTTCAAACTATTTTTCAATTGTTATGCATGGTTCAAATGTAAAATATAATCTATTTTATAATGGACAACTAGAAACGATATATTCTTTACAAGATGTTCAGGTTGGGGAATCCTTTACTGTTGGAATGAATATAGAAAAGTTTGCAGACTTCTTTGGCAAAAATTGCTTATCTTTCTTTGGAAATAGATCTTCACTAAAGTTATACGTTGGAGGAACAAAAGATTTTACAAAAAGTTTTCATGGAAAAATTTACAGGGTTGGACTTTGTAATGCAGCCAACCTTGAGTCAATAAAAACACTGTTTAACTCAAAGGGCTCTTTTTTAGGGTATGAAGATGTTTTTGATTTATACTATTCAAATCTAGATGTTGACGCTGGAGAATATACAGGAAGTGATCCAAGTTTTTGGCAATACGTTTTAGATGGTGGAACTCCAACCGAATACCCAGCATACAAAATGATGAATCACATAGCAAGTTATACGCTGATTGTTAAAAAATATTTTGGTAACTATTATTTTGATATTGCTGTTAAGTCATCTTGGAAAGACTATCTTCCTTTGTCCTATTTGTCAGAATACGTCAAAGATGCTAATGGCGAAGATTACTACGATCTAGATTTTATTCAGTTCAATATCGACTATCCAGCACCATCCAGATATCTGGAAGTTCCAGCAACCCCAGTATCCTGGAGGTATGGTGTGCCAACTGTTATTAACCCTGGACAAAGCGACGAAGTGACCATTCCCTCTCTTTCTGGAGAATACTCTTTTCCAATACAAAGAAATTATGATGCACTAGGTAATCAACTTTTTACTGGATATAATGACTACGAAGATTTAAAGAATAAAGTATCTAAGACCTACAAGTTTGACACATCATCTTCATTTGTAAAATCTTACATCAACTTTGAGTACGTTTCTTCTGGGATAAATACTTCAGATCTATATTTTACAAAATTTGTTCCAGCATCAACTGACGGAGTTGTTTCTCCAGAGTCAGACTGGATGAGAACAAAGTATGAGGTTGTAGACAGCATGGTTATTTATCCACCAAAAGAAGATACTTCAAAAATTGCAATGGTAACAAGACTAGAGTTTGAAGTTGATGGAATTCTAACTCACAATATTAAGATAAAAACTTTAGAGTATTCTTCTCAAGCGTTTAATGACTCATCTCCAAACCCAGTCGGTACAAGATTTGGAACACCAATATATCCTTATAGAAAATCGGGATACTACTATAATTACAAATCTAAAAATCCTTTTACAATATATAAAAAGAGTAGCCCTTACTTATTCTTAACAAGAAACAGCGGAATAACTCTTCGTGGTAATTTTAACTCAGCAGTAAATCGTGGATTATCTATTCCTGTAAACCAAGGTCTTTCAGATAAATATAGCGTCATAGCAATGCAAGCAGCAGTTCGTCTTGACCAAGACTTTTTTCCATATAGCCCAACACCAATATTTGAGGTAGAATCAAAAGATCAATATCTAAAATTCTTTATTGTTGCAAACAGTTCTGACGGTAAAAGAGGAACAATCTATGCAATTAATGCAAGAACTGGACAGTATGAAAATGGTATTTTATTTTACCTTAATGGTAAGGTAGTTAAAGATCCAGTACTTACTGTTAAAGAATGGGCATTCTTAGGAATATCTTTCTCAAGAATATTAAACTTTAATAATGTTTCTGGGGCAATAAGAATAACTGGACCACTAACATTTAATGTTCTTTCTTACTATCAGTCAACCAGTCTTCAAGAAACACAACAAACATCATTTAGAAAGTGGTTTAGAGTTAAGTATGCAGGATCAGAAACGCTTGATTGGAAGTTTTGGACACCCGCATATCGCTGGGGAGGAATGCTGGTCCTATCGTCAAAGAGTTTCTACGGAGTTGACCCAGACACAATCTATAAGAGTTATACTGGAACTAATAAGATAATCATTGATACTGACAAAAAGGTTGCCCTAAAGGGATATGAGTACAACTTTTATCAGGCTATTTCTTGGCAACAAAGTACATCGACACCAGTATAATATGGTATACTTATGGTTATGAATGTAGAAAATCCTAAAAAAAAGAGTAAGCAATTGCCCAAGATGAAGGGTCAAGTTGGCGAATCCCGTGTAAAAGTTATTGAGAAGCACTACGAATGGGGCCTGTATGTATACAAAAAGGCTAGTGGAAAGTGGTTTACAGACGGAACTGGATCTGTTTTAAACATAGAATCAATGCGTGGTGACATCTCACAGATTGCAAAACTTCGTGATGCTGCAAAATATTACGGGGATGAAGGAGATGGCGAATGCATCTTTGTACCAGGACTAACTAGAATCTCAGAAGAAGAATACTCTGAGCAGAAGCAAAGACTAGCAGAAGGACTAATTCCTTCAATGAACGACCTTGGAGCAGTACAAGCAGCCAAGGACACTATTGCAAAGTATGGAAGTGATGACTAATGTCAGATAATTCAGAATATAGAATCCCAGCAAGAATCGATGAACTTGCACCAGAAGATGATACTTTTATTAAGCAAGACCCATTCAATAAGTCGTGGGATGATCTAAAATTTTTCGAGGGACTAGAAAATAACTTTAAGCGAAGAGCAAGCAGAATATCAAAGACAGAAGTAACACAAGGATACATTGATTCATCTAGGGCAGAGAGCACTGGTATCAACGGTGCAAGATCAAAAGAAATTAATCCAGGAACTATTTACAGAAATGGTTATGGTTTGTTTGATGTTATTACACCACCATGGAATCTTTATGAACTAGCAAGTTATTATGATACATCATTTGCTAATCATGCTGCTATTGATGCAAAGGTAGAAAACATTGTTGGACTTGGCTATGACTTTGAGGTTTCAGCAAGAACAATGTTAAAGTTGGAGTCATCTTCAGACAACGATGCAATCGGAAGAGCAAGAAAAAGAATTGAAAGAGCAAAGATTGAAGTTAGAGATTGGCTAGAATCCTTAAACACAGAAGATTCATTTACATCAACTATGGAGAAAATTTTTACAGACCTTCAGTCTACTGGTAATGCATACCTAGAAGTTGGAAGAACTGTTAAGGGAGAGATTGGATATGTTGGTCATATACCTTCAACAACAATTAGAATCAGAAGACTTCGTGATGGGTTCGTTCAAGTAATTGGAAACAAGGTTGTCTACTTCCGTAATTTTGGAGCGTCTAATCCAAACCCTCTAGGGACAGATCCAAGACCAAACGAGATTATTCACTTTAAGTCATACTCTCCACTAAACACTTTCTATGGAGTACCTGACATCTTGGCAGCAATAAACTCTCTTTACGGTGACGCACTTGCATCACAGTACAACATTGATTTCTTTAGCAACAAGGCTGTTCCAAGATACGTTGTAACTCTTAAGGGTGCAAAGTTATCAGCAGAAGCAGAAGACAAGATGTTTAGATTCTTGCAGACAGGCCTAAAGGGACAAAACCACAGAACTCTTTACATCCCATTGCCAGGAGATTCAGATGGTAACAAGGTTGAGTTTAAGATGGAACCAATTGAGAATGGAATTCAGGAAGGCTCATTTAAAGAATACCGTAAGCAAAACCGTGACGACATTTTGGTTGCTCACCAAGTTCCATTGTCTAAACTTGGCGGGGGAGATTCATCAAACATTGCAGCAGCATTGGCACAGGATAGAACATTTAAGGAGCAAGTTTCAAGACCAGCACAGGATAAGTTAAACAAGATGATCAATAAGATCATTCGTGAAAAGACAGATATTCTAGATTTCAAGTTCAACGAACTTACACTTACTGATGAAATTGCTCAGTCTCAGATCCTTGAGCGCTATGTTAAGAATCAAATTATGGTTCCTAATGAGGCAAGAACTATTCTTGGAATGCCACAAAGAGATGGTGGTGATGATCCAGTTGTTGCAAAGCCAGAGGCTACAAATAATCCAGCAGATCGTGAAAGAGACGCCGAAAGAACCAACAATCAATCAGATGGTTCTGCTACTATCGCTGGAAGAAATCCAAAAGGCGAAGGGCGATCATCTCAATAATTGAGATATGCTTAAAAAGGGGCATATAATATATACTACCATGACTATCTCTAAAGCCAACTGGAATTCCGAAGGTGACAATCTAAGGTTTTCTCTGCCTTTCAGTAAGGTGGATAAAGAACGTAGAACCGTATCAGGTTTTGCATCCCTTGACAACCTAGACAAGCAGATGGATATTGTTACAGCAGAAGCATCAATGAATGCGTTTGCAAAATTCAGAGGCAACATTAGAGAAATGCACCAACCATTAGCAGTTGGTAAGATGGTTAATTTTAAAGCAGAGAAGTACTTTGATCCAGAAACAAAGAAATTCTATAATGGAGTATTTGTATCTGCATATGTTTCAAAGGGTGCACAAGATACTTGGGAAAAAGTTCTAGACGGAACTCTTACTGGTTTTTCAATTGGCGGAAGAATGAATAAGTGGGACGACGGTTACGATGAGAAGTCAGATACACAAATTAGAATTATTAAAGAATACGATTTAGTTGAGTTGAGTCTTGTAGATTCCCCAGCAAATCAGTTTGCAAATATTATTTCCGTAGAAAAAGTTGATGGAGTCGATATGGTAAAGGGTGACAACACAGTGATTGAAAATGTTTTTTGGGATACAGAGTCTGGAATTGTTACTGTATCAGAAAATGAATCCGAGAATAGCCCAATCTCTGGAGAGCCAATGAAAAATATAGGGTTCGTTGAAAAAACGGATAGTGAAAAAACAACAATGATAAAATTCTTAGTTGATAGTGCTAAAGGCATTAATACTTCTAAGATTAACAAGGAGGTACAACCTATGACAGAAAAAACAGAAGCAGTTGCAGAAGTTATTGAAACAGAAGCATCAGTAGAAGTAGCAAAGTCAGAGGTCGCTCCAGAGGCAGATGTGAAAGCAGATGCAGTAGAAACTGCAGTAGAAGAAACTGAAACAGAGAAGGCTGCGAAAGCACCAGTCGCTGATGAAGAAGATACTGAAGAAGATGCTGCAGAAACTCCAGCCGATGAAGAGGCAGAGGCTAAGAAAAAGCCTATGGCTCCAAAGTCAGATGAAGTAATTCAGGATTCAGTCACAGAAACAAATGACGGTCTTGAAAAAGCCTTTAGCGATCTAGTATTAACAGTTAAGTCTTTGCAGGCAGAAGTAGAAATGCTTAAGTCTTCAAAGGTTGACGTTGAAGTAGTAAAAGAGTCATTCACAGAAGTAGCAAAAGATATTGCTGCAGCAAAGAATGAATTTGATAAGTTTGGAAAGAGAGTTGACGCTGTGGAAGCCGACACTGCTTTTCGAAAGTCTGGCGATCTCGGCGAGATAGTACAGAATCAACCTGAAACGGTTGAAAAATCCCTATGGGGCGGTAGTTTCCTCAAAACAGCCGATCTATTAAGTTAGAAAATCACAGGAGGTGACAATATGTCGGAACAAAATATAGAAAAGAACCAGCCAGGTACTTCAGGTAACCTAGGCGGAACTGCACCAGGACTCTATCAGGGTCAGGGCGCATTCGCATCTGGATCAGATGCAGGTTCAAACGTACCAGGTAATTACACTGACGGTGGTGTCTTGGGGAATATCCCAACAGCACTATCAGGAGTTACAGATGGTCCAAACGCAGTAAATCCTTCAGGTGAGGCTGGCAGCGGAATTCTCCGCCCAGAGCAAGCACGTCGTTTTATTGACTACGTGTGGGATGCTACAATCCTCGCCAAAGATGGCCGTCGTGTTACTATGAGAGCCAATACAATGGAACTCGAAAAGGTAAACGTCGGAGAGCGTGTAATTCGTGCAGCAGCGCAAGCAGTTGGCGATTACACAAACGCAGGTGCAACATTCTCAAAGGTTGAATTGACTACAAAGAAGATTCGTCTTGACTGGGAAGTTTCATCAGAATCACTAGAAGATAATATCGAAGGTGCAGCACTAGAAGATCACATTGTCCGTTTGATGACAAATGCTTTTGGTAATGATATCGAAGATCTCGCCATTAATGGTGTAGGTTCAGGTAACGATGCATTCCTAGGAATTATGGAAGGATTCGTAAACCGTGTAAAGACAGACGGAGATGCTCATGAATCAGTTGTAACAGTCGCTAATAACGCCTGGACAACAGATGTAATGCAGAACATCATTCTTGCAATGCCACGCAAGTATCGTGCTATCAAGTCTAACTTGAAGTTCTATGCTGGTACAGATGCATTCCAGGGAATCGTTAAGAACAACGGTACTCTAGCAGACGCAGTCGCAGAAGCGTTCGCTTCTCAGGCTGGCGGTACTCCAACAAATCGTCAGGCATACCTTGACGGTGGAGCACAGACATTCGGTGGAGCACGTACAACTCGTGTCCTAGGAATCGACGTACAAGAAGTTCCTTACTACCCTGCAGGATATGTCGACTTGACATTCCCACAGAACCGTGTATGGGGCTTCCAGCGTGATATCACTGTTAACCGTGAATACAAGCCAAAGAAGGACACTGTAGAATATACAGTCTTCGTTCGCTTCGGTATTCAATGGGAAGAACAAGATGCTATCGCATTCGCTGACGCTGCTTCAGACGCATAATCTGTAAACAGTAAAATTTAGGGGGAGTGGGAGTTAGTTCTCCTGCTCCCCTTATAAATTTATAATGATATAATACTAACAAGGAGGAATCATGGAAAATATGAATAATAATCCAATTGAAGAAGAAGCAGTATTTGAAGCACCAGTTTACGAAGCACCAGTTGTTGAAGAAACAGTTGAAGAACATATTGAAGAAACTCCAGTTGTAGAAGAGCCTGCTCAGGCAGTCGTTGAAACACCTGCATACGAAGCACCTGAAGAAGTTCAGGCACTTGGATCAGTAGCAAACGGAGTCATTGGTGCTACTACAGCAGTCAAGGCTGCCCCAAGAAAGAAAAGCGCAAAGTCAGAAGAAAAGAAAGAAACAGTTGCTCTTTACTCAACAAAGAATGTTACATGGTCAGAAGTAGGCAAGGTCTACCGTGGATATAATATTGTTGAAAAGGCTGCTGCAGAAAAGTGGTTGACAAGATCACATATCCGCATCGCAGCACCAGAAGAAGTTGCCAAGGAATTCGGTAAGTAATTCATGGAGATATTGAGGGTTCCGCCATACGAAACAATTGCAGTTAACTTTGTTGTCCCAGCAGGGTATAACAATGTAGACATCTATGCAAGGGTTACAGATATGGCGGATCTTTCAGTACAAGATATAGATTTTTTAGATTCATCTACAGGAGATGACTTAGAAATTTCTCTTCCTGGAAGATATGACAATAATTACAGAGTTGAACTTTTTAAAATTGTTAGCGGGACAGAAGTTTTAATCTACGAAGAGTTCTACGAACTAATCAGACCATATGTAGATCCAAACACACTAGGAACAACAGCATCTGAGATTGCTGAATATACAACATTAGAATTAGTTGCAAGATCAATCATTGACACATTTGTAGCAGAAGGATTTTATAACAAAAAGGTAACAGTTGTTGGCACAGGAAATGGCTCAGACTACTTCTCTTTATGGGACAAGGCTTACAGAGTATTTAAGATATATGAGAATAACGAACTAGTCTATGACAGATCGACTCCAGAAGAAAATAAATATGATTATGTAATAACATCAGACAAGACTGCAATACAAAAAGTTTATTCTGGACAACTAAACAGATCTGAATCAACAGGACCAAACCTTATTTCTGGAAGAGGAGATCTTGGATACTATGGTTATGATGGAACAGGATTTCCTAAAAACTATGACTACACAATCGTTGTTGACCAAGGATATTTAACTGTTCCTGCAGATATCGAATATGCTTCAAAACTTTTAATTGAAGATCTTAAGTGTGGAAAGTTAGACTACTACAAGAGATATGTAACTGCATACAATACAGATCAGTTTAGAATTCAGTTTGATAAAACAATGTTTGATGGTACTGGTAACTTCTTGGTAGATAAGATACTGGAGAAGTATGTTAAGACTATTACCAAGCCAGGGATAATTTAATGATATGCGAAGAGCCAGACTTTATATTCCCAATGCAAGCAGATGTCTACTACCCAATTGTTGATCAAGGGGTTTATGGAAATGTTAAAAAGACTTGGGTTCTAGATAAAACTATTGCTGGTAATTTTAATTCTGTTGGTGGCGCAGGCAAAGAAGAAATAACTCCAAATGTCAACATTACACAGAAAACATCTCTCATTGGAAGAGTAAAGACCGACATTAGAATATCAAGTTTAGATACTCCTCACTCAATGACAAACATTATTTTGACAAATATTCGTGACAAAAACTGTAATCATATATACACAGAAACAGCAGGACCAAGAGCAGGCAAGTCGACAATCTTTGAAATTGCAACACAAGAGCCATTCGTAGGACCATTTGGCGGTATTGAATATTATAACCTTGTCGTACGCAGATCTGAGAATCAGGCGGTAGATGTATGATTAAAGTAAGAATGGATAGCAAGAAGTTTCGTAAAGAGATGGACAACATTATGGAGTACTCTCTAGGATTTGTTGATGGTGTTCAAGTTGGCAAGTCTGCCTTTTTTAAAAATCTTGGACCAGTGGTAGCAGAACAAGCATCGCAATTTATTGATGCAAATGCAAGAGTAGGCTACGACACACTTCATCATGTTTATGAGTGGGGTCAATCAGGAAGTTCATCAGCAAGACTATTTGACATTAAGTTTACTATAAGCAACCTTGGTTTATCATTTATGTCAGACTTTAAACAATCAAAAACTATTCAGGATGGATCAAGAGTTCCTTTTGAAAACAAGGCAAAGGTTATGGAACTTGGTCAGCCAGTTGTTATTAAGCCAATTAATGGAGAGACTTTAAGGTTTGAGGTTGGTGGACAAGTTGTATATACAAAGAGACCAGTTGTTGTTCAAAACCCTGGAGGAAATACACAAGGACAATTTGAAAATGTTTGGGATATGTTCTTCGGCAGATATTTTACTCAAGCATTTTTAAGATCAAGCGGTATTGATAAACACTTTGCTAATCCAACAGTTTATAAGAAGAACTTGGCTGCTGGTAAAAGAGGTGGCAGACCAACAGGAATGTCTGTTGGATCTCGCTGGGTAGCAAGTGCGGGGATGGTATCATAATGTCAACATCAACACTAAACACACCAGGACTATGGGTAAACACATACCTTCAAGAAAAAATATTTAACAATACAGAGATTGCAATACCATTTTTCCCCACTCTTCCAAACACACTTGATGATTTAACTGAGCAATGGGTAGTTATTAATCAAGAGAGAGCGTCTTATCAAGGAGTGGTTGCTGTATATGACAGACTAATTAGGATGAGAAGATCTCCTTTCCCACACATTAAATGTGAACAACTTTTGTACTATTTTTATGCTACCCAAAATGATGTAACTGAAAGCATGATCAAAGTTCAAGAATCAGTGCTAAGGCTTATGGACCGTGGAGATGAAACTGCTGAAGATATAAATGTATGGGCCAGAAACCATGCTCCTATCGGTGGGATGACTTGCAAATTCTACTTCCACAACTTCAAGATATATCAACTAGAAGAGGTTAGGGATATTGTAGATTTTGGAACAGCCCGAACCTATGGCGGTAACAAGATAATTATCGACTACGACTATCACCAGATGCAAGACATTATTGAGTCTATAGCCCCCTAAAAAAGGGATGATATAATTATCATGAGGAAACAAGCCCTTTAATCTACAAAGAAAAAAGAGGTGAAATACATGGCATATACACGTGGTAGTTCTAACGATATTATCGTTGGAGCAGCAGCACTCTTCACATACGAAGCAGGCGCACTTGCAGACGCAGATCGACCAGCGTTCGTGGCAGGAACATCATACAAGGATACTCTCCAAGGTGATGCAGACTTCCGTAACGTTGGATATACAATGAATGGTTTGGAAATCCAATTCCAACCAGATTTCGGCGAAGTAGCAGTAGACCAGGTACTTGACGTTGCTAAGTTATTTAAGCAAGGCATGCAAGTAAACCTAAATACTACATTCGCAGAATCAACACTAGAGAATCTTCTATTTGCCCTTGCAGGCAAGGATGCAGATTTGTCAGTAGTTTCAAGCAACCCAACACTTAATCTTTCAGCAGGCGATATTGGCGATGTTCCAGTAGAGCGTGGTTTGATTGCAGTTGGACCAGGAACTGGAGACGCAACCGAGAATATCGAGCGTGTCTACGTTGCATACCGTGCACTTTCAATTGAGAGCGTATCAGTATCAGCAAAGCGTGACGAAGCGACAATGTTCGAAGTATCATTCCGTCTTCTTCCAAACGACAACGGATCATACGGTAAGATCGTAGACCGCACAGTCGGCGCAGCATAATACAACTAAATATATGAGAGGCTCAATCCTTCGGGGTTGGGCCTTTCTGTTTGGTATACTTATATAATGGCTACAGAAATATACAAAACTGGAATTATTTATTTAGTTGACGGAACTGAGTTAGAAATATCTCCTCTTAAGATTAAGTATCTAAGAAAGTTCATGGATGACTTTGAAGGTGTAAGATCAGCAAAGGGCGACATTGAGGCTATATCTGCTCTTGCCATTTGCGGAATGAACTGCATGAAACAGTATATGCCAAAGATCTCAAGATCAATTGAAGACTTTGAAGACGCAATAGATTTAAAAAACATTTACAGATTGCTAGACTATGCTGCAGGAATTAAAGTAGATGAGAAGTCTGATGAAGGAGTAAAGGATCAGGCAGTTAAGTCTGGAGCAACCTGGGAAGATCTTGATTTGGCAAAACTAGAATCAGAAGTTTTTTTGCTGGGGATTTGGAAAGACTTTGATGAACTAGAGAGATCTTTATCAATGCAAGAGATAACTGCAATACTAAATATAAAAAGAGAAGAAGACTATTCTACAAAAAAATTCATGGCAGCAATGCAGGGTGTAGACTTAGATAAAAATGCTAATAAGAGCAATGCTTGGGAAGATATGAAAGCCAGGGTATTTAGTCGTGGACAAGCAAACGACTCAAGAGACATCCTTGCTCTTCAAGGTCAAAATGCAAGTAGCGCTGGATTTGGTATTGGTATGGGCTTAGACTACGAAAAAATAGACTAAAATAAGCCTGTCGCTATGGTATAATTAATTAACAAACCTATTGGAGGAAAGAATGTCAGAACAAACAACAAAGAAGATCACTCTTATTGATGGTACAACTATCGATGTTAGACCGCTAAAGATTTCTTTGCTTAAGCCTTTTATGAAGAGATTCCAAGAACTTTCAGACGTATCAGACAATAACGATGAGTCGATGAATGTTCTTCTAGACTGTGTAGAAATTGCATTTAAACAATATGTAAAGGAAGAAGTTACTCGTGAGGCACTAGAAGATAATATCGACTTGCCAACAGTATACGCAGTAATCGATGCAGCATCTGGTATTCAACTTACAGATCCTACAGCATTGCTTGCATCAAAATAATAAAAAATGAATAGGGGTGTCATGAATAGTGTCTGATGTAAATGCTAATATTGGTATACATTTTGACACTAGTGATGCTCTCGCTCAACTAAGAAGGCTTCAGGCTGGACTTAGTAGATTCAACCAAGCCTTAACAGAAGGCAATGTCGCTGCTGCAAACGCACAAAAGGGTTTAAATTCACAACTCATGCAGTCGATCAATGCTACTGGAAAGTTTGTAGCATCACAGAAAACCATTGCCTCAAGCACCACAGCGTTCACTGATTCCCTAGAAAAGAATAAGTTGAGCATGGGTCAGTACTTTAGGTACACGGCTGCTGCAGCAACAATGAACAGCAAAACCTTAAAAAATGTTTTTGCACAAGAAAAAGATGTCCTAAAGAGGGCAATGAAAGATAGAGTTAAAACTCTACAAACACAATATGTTCAACTAACAAATGCCAACGGAGAGTTTGTAAAAGTTCTTCAGGTTGTTCCAAAGCATCTTAAAATGGTCAATGGTCAGTATGCTGACTATGCCACAAGAACTCAGATGGCTGCTCAAAGACAGCAATTCTTAAATCAACTATTAAAGCAAGGATCAACTCAACTCCTAAACTTTGGTAAGAATACTCAGTGGGCTGGTCGCCAGTTGATGGTTGGTTTGACTATTCCTCTTACAATTCTTGGTTCTACAGCAGCCAAGGTGTTTCGAGAAATGGAAATGGCAACTGTAAAATTTACAAGAGTTTATGGAGACATGACCACAGGTATTGGTGATACCGATAAAGCAGTAGCAGAAATTCAGTTACTTGCAAAAGAATTTACAAAGTTTGGAATTGCTGCAAAAGATACAATGGAAATGGCAGCATCTGCTGCTGCAATGGGTCTTCAGGGTGCAGAACTACAGGCACAAGTTACGCAAGCAACAAGACTTGCTGTCCTTGGTCAAGTAGAACAAGCCCAGGCACTAGAAACAACTATATCCCTTCAGAATGCTTTTGGTGTTTCTGCAGACCAACTTGCAAGTAAAATTAACTACCTTAACGCAGTTGAAAACCAAACAGTTCTATCTATTGAAGATTTAACAATTGCAATTCCAAAGGCTGGTCCAGTTGTAAAGCAACTTGGAGGATCTGTAGAAGATCTTGCATTCTTTATGACTGCAATGAAGGAAGGTGGAATCAACGCATCAGAAGGCGCTAACGCACTCAAGTCTGGTCTTGCATCCATGATTAATCCATCCAAGAAAGCAAGTGAATTTTTAGCGGGACTTGGAATTAATATTAAGGGTCTTGTTGATGCCAATGCTGGAGATCTAAAAGCAACCGTAGTGGGATTTGCAAGAGCACTTGACACACTAGATCCGCTTAACCGTGCAAGAGCAATTGAGCAGATGTTTGGTAAGTTCCAGTTTGCTCGTTTATCAGCATTATTCCAAAACATAACAAAAGATTCTTCACAGGCAGCAAGAGCACTTGGACTTGCAGGAGCATCAGTTGAAGAACTTGCGATCTTATCTGAACGAGAATTAGGCAAGGTAGAAAATGCTGTTGGAGTAAAGTTCCAAAAGCAACTTGAAAATGTTAAACTACAACTTATCCCTATTGGAAAAGCATTCCTAGAAGCAGTAACACCAGTTGTTCAATTTGCCGCAAAAATGCTAGAAAAGTTTAACAATCTTAGCGATGGAACAAAAAAGTTTGTAGTTGGATTTGTTGGAGTAATTGGAGGAATTGCTCCAGTTGTATTGATGACAGTTGGTCTTGTTGCTAACGGTGTTGCAAACCTTATCAAGTTCTTTGCAATGCTTCGTAGTGGAGTTGCAAAACTTAATGGACAAAATAATGTTCTCGGTGGCGGTTTTGATTATCTAACTCAAGCAGAAACAGAAAACCTTGCACAAACTCATGCACTTCATTTATCTCATAAAGACTTAATTTCAACATTCAATGTAGAAAAGACATCGGTAGATGCACTCGCTGCAGCATATCTAAATGCAGCATCACAGGCTAGAGCGCTTGCTTCTGGTTCTCCAGCATTATTTAACACTGTTCCTGGACCAAAGGGTGCAGTATCTGGCTTACCAAAGTTTGCAGATGGAAAAGTTCCAGGCAATGAGTCTGCAGGAGACAGCATACTTGCACTAGTTGCACCAGGAGAAACAATTGTTCCAACTGCACAGTCAAAGAAATATGGGCCACTACTAAAGGCTATAATGGGAGATGATCTTCCAGGTTTTATAAAAGGTAGAAGATCTCTCACTGCTGACCAAGACTCCTTTGTTCAACAAACATCAAGAATTACTCCATCGCAACCAGGAGTTGCTGATGAAATGGCAAAACAATTAGAATTTATTAACAAGGCCTCTGCAGAAAATTTGCTTGCATATGCAAAAGCAACTGGAAGAACAGTAACAGATGCTAGTTCAGCATCTCTTGAGGAAATAAGAAGATCTCTTGTAGCAAGCGTAAAGGATATATTTACTACTGTTGCTACCGCAGCAAGAGAAAAGGGAAAGACATTAACTGTTGCTGCTGTTAAGGCTGCAACTAAAAAAGAAGGAACTGCAGGACCAGATGCAAGCGTCCACCAGTTTTACAATCCAAGAGCAAAGCAGCAACTAGGAAGACAGTTTTCACATGGTGAAACATCTGACTCTGTACCAATTGATCAATTGTCTAAAACAGTAACTATCACACATGAAAAAACACAATCAGACCTTTTAAATATTCAAAGAGCAATTGATGCAAGTAATGCAAAAAATGGAACGAATGTTCCAATGCCTACAGCATCTCCAGTTAGTGGTTTTGGGTATGCTCTTCAAGGCCAAGTAAACAAAGCCATGGCCGATGGTGCTCCAGAGATACAAAATTTCAAAGGTGTTAAAGGTAACACGGTTGCAACAGTTGATGCTTTCCTTGAAGATTTTCAAGACTCTGGTGTTACTAAGTGGGCAGACACAGTTAGAATTGGTGGAGGAAACTTTGAAAGATTATCTGGAGCAATTCAAGAGTATGATAGTCGACTACTATCAGCAGTTCAGCAATGGAAGCAGAACAACCCAGGTAAAACATTTACAGATGCAGATTTCCAATCTATTGAACAGACTGTGCGTACTCAAGTTGCTGGTATAGATACTGAACTTGGTCAAGTTCTTGCAAAGGCAAGAGAGGTTGTTACAGGAATAAGACTCCACATGACTAAAGAACAAAGAGATATTGCTAATGCAGACGCTGTATCAAGAGGAGAAAAAAACTCTGATGGTGTAGCGTATAGTGCTAAAAATCCAAAATATGATGAAGGAAGATCAACATTCCAAGCAGGTGGCACAGAAAGAAGAAACCAAGAAGGAGTTGGAAGATTCTCTAAAACAGTATCTGATGATTTAACAGAAGCAGAAAGAATTTCAGAAACACAGTCACCATCAAAGAGAACTGAAAGACTTGGAGTTAACATTGGAGAAGGACTAAGAATTGGTCTTGAAAGAAAAACAAAAGAGGTAAAGTCTCAAGCAGATCAACTTGCAGAAGCAGCAATTCCAAAGGTAGATACTGCAAATCAAGCAAAGTATGATGCTATGAAAAATGATCCAGAGCAAAGACAAATTCAGAAGTCTATCGATAGACATTACAGGGATAAGTTTGGATCTAAAAAGGTACCAGTTCCAACATCAAGCGAATCAACCGATACATCAGTAACAGTAGATATTGATCCTAAAGCATTAATGTCTGATATGTCTGCAATAAAGGCTGCTAGACAAAAAGCAAAACAATTAGAAAAAGAAGCATCTGATGCAGAAGCAGCAGCAGCAAAAGTTAGAACCGAAGCAGCAAAATGGGAAGAGGTTGCAGCCCGTGAAGGTGGCAAGAACATGCACACTGCTGAGAATGCTAGAGACCTTAAGAAACTGGCAGATGAAGCAGAAATTAGAGCAGCACAAGCCAGAATAAAAGCAGCCGAAGCAGCACAAGCAGCAGCCGAATTAGAAGGTGGTAATGGTAGTGCAGAACAAATAATTCAAGATCCAGCAAAAACTCCAGCAAAGGTTAAGAAAGCACGGAAAGTAATTGCTCAAGGAACACAAGAGCAAGGCGATGGACTAAAACGAATTGTTGAGGGTACAGAAGATACAGCAGACTCAACAGTACTAGTTGCAGACCAAACAGATGAGATTGCAACAGTGACTGGAGATATTATTCCAGCACAAACAGAAAATCTAGACAGTGTAATAACAACAGCATCATTAAACGATGCAATCGTAGGAACTACTGGAGACCTTCATGGCTCTACAATAGACACAGCAATGTCTCAAGAAGAAATAGTTGCACAGCAAGAACGAGAAAAGTTTTTAAGAGAGCAAATGAATGGAGAACTTGCAAAGCAAAATGCTGCTCTTGCAGCAGGCAGCGACCTTAGCCAAACAGGTAAAAAGAGATACACTGAACAACAAGCACTAGCCGAAGCATACGGTGACGGTACTGCAGAAAACCCAGGGTACACCATGGACAAGAAGGGACACTTACTATTTGATCCAGAATTAGATGAAAATGGCAAGAAGCAACCAACAACCATGACTGAAAAGCAAATCAAAAAGAAGAAGCGTGGCATGCGTAGAGAAAAGGTTGGTAAGTATTCTGGTAAAGCCACTGGCGCACTAGGTATGGCAACGATGGCAGCAGGAGCCATGGGAGCGCCACCACAGGTAACTGCAGCACTTGGAACAGCAGCAACAGTTGCTCAGTTTGCACCTATGCTTGCAGGTATGGGTCCAGTAGGTTGGGCTGCAGCAGGAATTATGGCTGTAGGTGCAGGAGCATACATGCTAAATCAGCACTTTAATAAGATGGCTAAAGAAGCAGCAAAGTTTGCAATATCTACCTCAGCAACAAGAGAAGGCATGGTTAAGTTGGGCGAATTGACTGGCAAAGTCGGAGCGTCTCAAATAATGGATCGTCGTAGAAGAACAACTCAATATAACAAGTACAGTGACTCTATTAAGATGGACACTACATTTGGAAACAAGTATATGAAAGACCAACAAGGAAAAGATACAAAAAAGGTATTCAAAGAAACTGTTAAGAAAATGGGAATTGAGCAAGCAACTAGTGACCTATCACTTAAACTGGCTGCTCAAATTGCTGACGGGGTAATTGATAAAGACGAGGCAGAATCAATTGCAGCATCACTTGCACTTTCATTAAAAGATCAAAGCATTGAAATGCAGGTCACTGGAAAACTAAGAACTCTTATTGGTCCAGACGGTGAAGACCTAAAAGATAAACCACTAAAGACAAGACTGCTTCTTGTTGCTACAGCAAGACAACGAAGTGAAAAACAACTTAAGACTATAGACGCCAAAAAAGCAAAGGGTGAATCTTTAAGAAAAGACATTGCAATGCTTGCTGCATATAATGTAAACAACCTAGAACTTGCCACAATGATTGCTGATCAAGTTGAAAATGAATTTGAAGTTCAAAAGAAAAAACTTGAAATTGAAATTGCTTCAACAACAAACTTACAGAAAAAACTAGAGTTAGAAGGAAAACTTACTAAACTCAATGAAGATAATGCTGCTAACCAAGAAAAAACTAGCCAAGCAATTTTAATGAATATTGCTCAAACAGAAATTGACTTTCAAAAGTTCTTTAGTGATACTGGTTTTGGGCCACAATCAACTCGTGAGGATGCATATTTTGATGCATCTAGAGGAACCGTAACTGAAGCATATAAGGGTACAGCACAAGAAAAAGAAGCAGAAAAATTCTTGAAAAATACAGCGCTATTGCAATCTGGCGCTGAAAGAGGTATTTACAATGAAAAGTCAATGACCTATAAAAAGAATGGTCTAGGTACAGAAAGAGCAGCCCAAACCTTCCAAGCAAAAATGGAAATGCTAGTAGGAAGTAAAGCAATTGGTCCAGACGAAGCAAACGCATGGATGAAACTCTTTAGTGGAAAACTAAATGAACTAGATTTAGCAATTAATACAAGCATTAAACAAAATGGTCTAGGAAAGACTAAAGAATTATTTGCGATGTTTGAAGGCTTTACAAATAAAAAAGCAGCAACACAGATGATTCAAGAGATCTTATTAACTAAAAAAGATCCAACGCAGTTTGATGCAATTATGGAAACTCTTGCTAACCTTAAATCTTTAGATGGAACTGCAATTGATATGCAAGTTCTTGTTAGTGCGATTGGCTTACCAGGTGTTGAAAAATTACAGGAAGAAATGGCAGCCATTGAAACAAGAAAAGACGAACTAAAGAAAAAGGGCAAAAAGTTTGATCTAAAAGAAGAAGTAAAAGTTGCTGGAACTTCTAAGGCAGCAATCGAAGAACTGATGAATAACGAAGAACAAAAAGCAAAATTTGATAAGTTAGATGTAGAGCAGCAAGCAGATTATTTAACAAAGTTAGCAGGAGCCTATGCATCTCAAACACAAATGAAACCTGAAATCCTAAAACTTGAAGCAGAAAATCAAGCAAAAACTCTTTTATGGCTGGAGGGAGCAAAAGAGACAGATGCAGATTATCAAGAAAAACTAGCAACATATATTACCAAGTACTTGTCCAAAGCCGCTCCAGAACGAACAGTAGATTCTTTAGCATATCTTTTAGATCCAACCATTCCAGTAAAAGGTGCAACAAGTACAACTACAACGACTACAACAGAAAGAGACACAACTTACGATGAATTAAATAAGCGTCTTAGAAATGTTCGTAACTCTGCTATCGATGCAGCAGGTGGATTTAAAGAACTTCAAAGAGCAATTGCAGCAACTGGAAGTAAGGCTATTGGAAACAAGTTTAAGGGTCTTGAACAACAGTTAATTCAAATGGGCCAGACTAGCCAGTTTACAGACTACCTTGCTGGCCTTGACACAAAAGACTTAAAGAAGTTTGCTTATACAGCAACTGCTGCAGATGTAAAAAAGAAAAAAGGTAAGCAAAAGTATACTCAGGTAGATCCTGAAACTGGCAAGATGGTTACAAAGTATCAAAAGTTTAAGGCAGGAGATACTGTTCTCACCCAAAAGGGTAGAGATATGGAGCAGGGATATAAGAAGGCTATTATTGGAGATTACAATAAGGCACAACTTCAATCTGTAACTCTGGCAAAGCAGGAAATTGCAGCAAGAGGAAAACTGCTTGCTCTTGGTTTTGATGAACTAGATATTCAGACAATGCTTGCAGATGAAAACTATAAGACTCTTATTGCTACAGGTAAGGTAACAAAAGCAGAACTAGAAACAAATGCTGCTCTAACTAAGCAGGCAAGAATTAGAAACCAGATCAACGGAGCAGTTGCTGGACAAAAGGATTTGCAGAAGACTGCAGATAATCAAAAGAGAATTCCAGAAGTTGTAAAGATGATGCAGGATGGTGGAATGAGCGCAGAAGCAATACGTGCAGCCATCACCGACCCAGCAATGCTAGATACTCTGATTAACGGAATGGATAACTTTGGTACTCTTGCAAAAGATGCTCAGGATGAGTTTAATCATTTGCTTTCAC